CGGACGGCCATGATCGCCGCCGCCTCTTTCACGGGCTCCGGCGGACGCCAAACCTCGATGGGCTTCAATTTCGCATGGGCCGCGTCCGTCGTCCCGTTGCGCCCGCGCAGGACCGTCAGGGTCACCGTCGCAACATCCGTGCACTCAAGATATTCCAGCTCAAGCCGCAGGAGCATCCCTGCCCCGACCGCCGGCGAGACCTTGAACTGATCATCGCCCGTGGCGTCCGCCGATGCCGTAACCGACGTGGCGCCGGCGGCGAGCGGATCATTCGCGACCGTCAGGCCCGTCGCCTCGAAGGCCTGCGCCCGATCGTCCGCATAGGCCCAGATCCCGGTGACCTCCACGCTCTTGATGCCGGATGGCCAGACACCAAGGATCAGGCTGTTCGGATCGATCACCAGCCTGTCGTAGCTGCCCGGGTGGTTGTAGTCATCGGCCCGGGCAAGATGCCAATTGGCCAACTGCGCCAGCGCGGTGTACGTCGCTCCGTTGTCATCCGAATACCGGAGCTGCGAGATGCTGATGACGTCGTCGATCCACAAGGTTCTCTTGCCGCCCCCGTTGAAGGTCCGGACGCCCGACCACGGATAGAAGACACGCCGGCACCACCGATCGATGTCGCGGCTGGCGTTGCCGGCCATCCGGGTCAGCACGTCGTCGTACTTCGTCGTCGCCGCCCGAATGGCGTCCGGCGCGTTGTCTTTGATCTCGGCCGGCGTTACATACAGATTGCTCATCGCCTACCGCCTGGTCTTAGCCTTTCTTATGCTTCCGAGGGCTGGGCATCGCCTCATTCTCCGATGGCTCAATCGCCGCCGTTTCCGAGGCAGGCCCGCTAGCCTTCGGCTTGATTTTCTGGACTAGACCGGCGATCCCAGCGTAGGTATCGCGATCTACGTCCAATTCCTGGCCCTCGTCGGCGTGGATGGTGCGACCGCCGATCTCTGCCACAAAGCTCTTCAATGCAACGACCTTCATCTCGATCTCCTCTCAGGCCGGTACGGCCTCGGCCTCTCTCATCTCGATCAAGAGCTGATCCCAGTCTCGTGGCCAGTGTCCCGTGAGCACCTGGAATTCCGTGCCGTCGAGCCGACGATCGGCCCTGGGTTCGCGAGCGGGCTTGATCTCTAGCCCACACCCATAAATGCGATTGATCCTCTGCAGAAGCTGCCACTTACTGATGTCCTGCCCGCAAACATTCCAGATCTTCCCTTCCAGCGACTTCAAGCCAGGAAGGATGTAGAGTCCGATCACTCTCGCCAGCTCGTTCGTCGTCAGCCCATTCCAGAGGACGTTGTAGTAACCATCCACTGGGCCCCGCTGAGATAGGACCCACTCAAGTAAGCCCAGGCGCCGCTCGAGCTCGTGCCCGATGAACGACGTCCGCAGGACCGCACCATGCTCTAGATTCTCGCCGAGCCTCTTCGATGCACCATACCAGTCGTTGTCCCCAATGCAGTCCGTCGAAACATGGATAAGGCCGATCCCAAGGGCTCCACAGGTCTCGGACAGCCAGTGCGGGAGGACAGCGTTCACGAGGATCGCTTCCGCCCATTGCCCATCGACCGGCCGTTGCCGGACCCAACCGATGCAGTTGACCACGACATCTGGCATCAGATCCGCCAGAAGATTGTCGAGCGCCTCTCGATTCGTGGCCTCTAGATGCCTCTGCAGGCCGTAAGCCGTAGGCTCGGCTGGCGGCCGCCGGCACGTTCCCATGACTTCATAGCCGAGGGCCGGCAGATCGAGCGCCAGCCGGTGCCCTAGCATGCCTTGCACCCCGAGGATTAGAACTGTGGTGCCAGATCCCATCATGCCGTCGCCCTCTCAGGCCAAAGCACCGAGCCATCCGTGTCGATGTGCCCGCAGATAACGTTCGTCGACGCCTTCATGCTGTAGCCCGCCTCATAGACATCCCGGGTCCACCAGTTGTCGCAGTACGTCCCGTCCTCAACGCGAAAGTCGATGGCCTCGAGTACGTGACGCTGGATCAGGACGCACGCCAGCCCGGATCCGCTACACTCGATCACGCCCTGGCGCAGCGCTTCTTGCCATAGACCCCGGATCGTGAGACTCTCGCCGGTGTTGCGGGCTTGGCCAGGGTAACGCTCCAGGATGTTCACCACATGCGACCAAGCCTTGTTACGGAACACCGTGCATCCGTAGGCCACGTCGCATTCCAGGGCCGCCAGCTGAGTCAACGTGTCCGGCGGCGGCACGATATCCGACTCAACGATCAGCATCGCCTCGTACGAGCCCCGCAGGAAGGCCTCCCTGCCCCGCTGGTACTGGTGCAGGTGATCCCGCACCCGGTCGCCGGTCGGGTTATCCCGCTGGAGTAGGAGGGAGAGCGAACCCTCCCACTCCAGCATCATGAGCGCTCGGACCGTCTCCGGCTCGAGACGCAGAACGGGCGTGAAGATCAGGACATCACGCACTAGGCGCTCGGATGGACTCCGTAACCCACGGCCGCGGCCTGCAGGACCCCGTAGACGGTCCTGAACGAGTACTTCAGGATCACGAGGCCGTCGACCGAGTACGGATCTCGGATCAACCGCAGCGCCGGTTCCTCGCGGAAGCCGACATAGAACCAGTTGCCGAAGTAACAGCTCTTGGCACTGGCTGCGATGGCTGCCGCTGCGGTCGACAGAGACACGTCGTAGCCGAGCAGCTCGTGCTCGAACGAGCCGCCGGGGGTCTGGGCATACAGCCTCGGGTTACCCGTGATCGAGGCGATGGCGCCGAAGGTCGGATTGCGCATCACCCAGCCGACGGCCCCCCCGTCGTCCAGGTAGAACCCGAGCGCGTTGTTGAAGACGATGCTCTCGGGTTCACCCGCCGCGATCGCGGCCGCCGCTGCGAACGTCTTGAGCGAGGTGCCATTGGCGGCCACCTCAGTCAAGAGCAGGGTGTTGTGCGTCAAGCCGATGTTCCGCCCCATCCAGTCGGCGAGGAAGTCCATCAGGCCGACGTCCTCGTCGTCCAGGATCTCCTCGGTGAGTTCGACCTTCTTGGTCTTCTTGACCAGCGTGAACGCCTTGGTGCCGATGACGGGCGTGTCCCGCTGGTAGCTCTGCGCGTGCGCGTCGTCCTGCTCGGCAGTCGTCGCCAGGACGACCGGCTCGGCGTTATCGTACGGGTAGTTCACCGTCGTGCCCTTACCGGGCACCCTCAGACAACCCAGCTTTTCGGTCAGCCGGATCTCGTTCCGACGTGCGACGATCGCGCCAGCAAAGCCGGTCGGCACGAGCGATCCACCATCGGCGGCCGTGGTGATGTTCATCGTGCTGTCTACTGCGCGCAGCTCCCGCCTGCTGGGGAGATTGATGACGACGGCCGGGCCCTGCGATTCACTGTCGGGCTCCGAGAGTTCCCGCACGCCGCCGATGTCGCCGGTGCGCACGTAGTGCGCCATCGCCCGAATCTCCGAGTCGCCTCGGGGGATCCGGTTCAACGCCGGCGCCTGGCGTGAGCCCAGGCTGCCCTCGAGACCGGTAAGGGACTCGATCCGCTCAGCCCGCTGCAGCAGGCCCTCGGCCTGGCTGAGCAAGCCGTCGTACTGCGTCTGCTCTTCCTGCGTGAAGTCGCGGGTCTCCCCCTCCGCGGCGTTCACCATCTCGCCCGCCTGGATGATCAATTGTTCGCGTTGGGAGCGAAGCTCCCGAGCATTCTTCTTCATGACTTTGGTCCTTTCCTCAAGAGTTGGAGTTCCAAGACACGCCTGCGAAGGGCATGGCGCGCACGCGCAACCTTACCTTCCGCATCTTCATCCGCCGGGTGGCTCCCCTGAGCCGGCGCAGCGGGAATTTCCTTCTGAACACGATCCGTCATAGCGCGCAACATCCGCAGATCGTCCCGAGTGGCCATTCCCTTCTCGATCCGCTCGAGCGATCTGACGAACTCCGGCAATTCGCTAACCGGAACACCGAAGGTCCGCAGATCCCCCCGAAGTTGAACGGTTGTCTGCGGATAGGCCGGGAACGTGACGGGGGAGACGTCGTACAGAGCGACCTCTTCCAGCGTCCGGACGAGCTTGTCCTCGATTGTCTCCCAGCGGTCGCGCATCACCTGAAACGCGAAGCTCATCTGGTCGACGTCGCCGCGGTCGATCGTCACCATGAGATCCCGAGCCCATTGCGTATCGGGCGGCAGGATCTCGATCCCTAATCCGATCGGGTCCTCTCTGAGCGCCAGCGTCCCGCTCTTCGTCCGCCCCAGGACATAGTTCGAGTCGTGGTTCCAAAGGCCTCTGACGTCGGCCTCCTGGATCGTCTTCGTAAAGGCGCCCGGCGCGATCTTCTCCCAGAAACCCCAGAGCTCGACGCTGAGCTGATCGAATACCGCGGCATAGCCAACGATCTTCCGCTCGCCGTTATCACTAATGACCCGCATCTCCCGCAGCGGGAAGGATCTCTCTTCCCTTACCGGCACGGGCCCGGCCCGGAGATCCGGGGGCTCAACATCGGCGTCTTTCAAGTGGGCTGCCAGGTGGTTGTAGACACCCTGACGATCGGCGTCGGGGATCTTCGCCCCGCCCATGCCCCCATTGAGCACGCCGCAGCCCGTCTGGCAGGCCTTCACATTGGCGGCGCCGACGTTGCCCTCTTCGTCGATGAGATGGTGCGGAAACTTGTATGCTGCCTTAGTCTCCGGATCCCCGTCCGGATCCTGCCAGGCGAAGGCCGACTTGTAGTAAGCCTCGCCGGCGTCGGCCTTCAAACGCGCTTCATTCGCCGGCCCGTCCCAGGCGCCGTCGTCTGTCTCTGTGTGATGAACTGCGATCGCACTCATTCCCAACCTCCTAAAACGCCGCCGGCGATCCTCAGCCAATCTCCGCGGTGACCATGCAATCACATCCGTTGTGGAGTGGCGGATGCCTGACGTCGAATTCCGCTGCCATCGGCCGGTCAGCCCCATCAGGCATGAATTCGGACCCCGCACCAAGGAACGCCTGCTGGATCCCAACAACCCGACCGTCCATGCTCGAGCAATAAAGGCAACTCTTCCCGAAAGCATGCCACCGCAGCAGTGTTACGCCAGCCGCCGCGAAGAGCGACACCGCCATCGAGTTGCCCGATCGCACTGTCTCGATATCGGCGATCTCGTTCGGCCGCACCTCTTCCCACTCACCGAACCGCGCCTCGAGCGCGGCCACCGGATCCTCGCCAGCCGTGACCGCCTCCTGGAGCACGGATCGAACCTGTGCCAGGCTGATCCC